AGCAGGAGAGGAAGCATGTGTCGAAGGACGCATCAACTCTCTCCGCAAGGCCGAACCGAAGCCGAACAACTTTCGTGACCGATGCATGGATGAGTTTGCGAACCTCATCATGCAGGATGTGCACCTTGAACCTGTCTGTTTCGAAGTGGTAAATGCGAAACAGACCAGCGCTGCCCAGCAGCTGTCTCTTCGGAAGGCAGTGCTCACAGGCCAATTTCGCCGTTACATCTTAAAGTGCTTCATTAAGGCGGAGGCGTATCCCGACGTGAAAGACCCTCGGAATATCTCCACCTACAATGACGCAGACAAGCTGGACATGGCTACTTTTGCCCTTGCACTTGCTGCCCATATGAAGCAGTTTGCTTGGTACGGACCCGGCAAGAAGCCAAAGGAAATTGCGGAACGCGTTGCGGAGATATGCCTGAATGCTGACTTTGTCAACATTTCTGACTATCATCGCATGGACGGAACCATTTCCTATACCCTTCGCCGAGTCGATCGAGTGGTTAGTATGAAGGCCTTTGCTAACCATGGCGCTGAGTTGAATGAACTACTGAAGACGAACGTTGATAACAAAGGATACCTACCTAATGGAACCACGTTCGATCAAGGACCATCGCACGGATCAGGCTGTTCAGCCACCAGCCTGTTCCAAACCCTCCGCGCAGCGTTCAATGCCTATCTTGCGTTTAGACATACCGCCAAGCAAGGAGGAGGTACCTACAATCCCGACGAGGCCTTCGCCGCGTTGGGAATCCATCTCGGTGACGATGGTCTCGATGGCAACTTACCCGTCGAGTCCCATGAATGGGCATCAAGGGCCACAGGCCTCATCCTTGAAGCCCACATTGTTCGCCGAGGGGACCGAGGAGTCAACTTCTTGGCACGCTACTACTCGCAGTCTGTATGGACTGGACTGCCTGACAGTATGTGTGACGTCAAGAGACAACTCTCGAAGTTCCACACTACGGTACGCCTCCCTGCTAACATCACGCCTGAACAAAAATTTGTCGAAAAGGCCACTTCGTACGTGGCAACTGATGGTGAAACACCCGTCATCGGCACGTTGTGCAAGAAGCTGCTTTTGCTGTCATCCCATAGCCCCCGAGATATTCCTGGAATCGGTTCTTGGTGGTCTAAGTTCGACGCTTCCGACCAGTTCCCCAACAGAAATGTTGATGGGTGGATGGACGTGGAGTTTGCTGATCAGTTCCCGGAGTTCGACCGGGGTCAGTTCGACCGATGGTTGGATGGATCCCGAACGGCCCAGGAACTCCTTTCAGCTCCACTATGCGCAGAACCCAAGGCCGCAACACCTTCCAAGTTTGACGTCGTGGTTGATGAGACGGTTGTGCCTGCACGACCAGATGACGAAACCAGGGTCGAAGGCGCCAGCCTCCCCGCAGAAGTGGCGAGCACTGAACCCAAGACGGAGGAAAAGCGCAGCCGGAAGCGCAGAATCCGAGCATCCACCGGAAAACCAACAGCTAAATCCACACCGG